CACTACGCGGAATCTATCTCGACGGAGTAGTGCTAGACGAGTTTGGGTTGATGCAGGGCAAGGTGTGGAGCGAAGTCCTGCGTCCCGCCCTGTCCGACCGCCAAGGCTGGGCCGTGTTCATCGGCACGCCTAACGGCAAGAATGCGTTTTGGGAGATGCGGGACTACGCCGCCAAGACTCCCGGCTGGTATCTAGCCGAGTACAGGGCTACCGATACCAACATCCTGCCCGACGAAGAACTGGCCGCAGCCCGCGACACCATGTCCGGAGATGCCTACGCGCAGGAGTTCGAGTGCAGCTTTGAGGCCAGTGTGCGTGGCGCTATCTACGCCCGCGAGATGGCATTCCTGCGTGAGTACAAGCGGATCAAGGACATCCCCTGGGAGCCGAGCGTATCAGTGCACACCGCCTGGGACCTGGGTATGGGCGACAGCACGGCGATCTGGTGTATCCAGATGCACAACAACGAGGCGCGGGTAATTGACTACTACGAGGCAAGCGGAGAGGCGCTGGGTCATTACGTCAACTGGCTGCGTTCTAAGCCCTATACATGGGGAAAACACATCCTGCCGCACGATGCAGAGGTGCGCGAACTCGGTACAGGCCGTAGCCGTGTGGAGATCTTGGGGAGCCTGGGTGTGCGAGCAACCGTGTGTAAGCAATTCGGACTCGACGACGGAATAGAAGCAACCCGAATGTTCCTCAAGCGCTGCTGGTTCGACCAAGGGCGATGCAAGGACGGCATAGAAGCCTTGCAGAACTACCGCAGAGAAGAAAACACGCGGACGGGTGAGCTTAAGTCTGAGCCTGTCCACGATTGGTCCAGCCATGCCGCAGACGCCTTTAGATACGGGGCGCTGATGCTGAAAGACGCAGCGGCTGACCGAGACTTCACCAAGCCACTTAAATACTCTAACGCGGGGATCGTGTGACCGAGACATTAGATGATCTGTACTACCTAGACGCGCCCGAGTTGGATCTTATCTGGGCTTTTACGCCAAAACCAGTTGTCTAGCGTCACCTACAAGAACCAGCCCGCCATTGACAGGTCGGGCGGTTCGGTGCCGCTCGCTGGCAATTCGCATCTCTACACGGTCAAGAAGGTACTTTGGCCTGACTCAATCAGTGAGTTCCTGTCCACGCTGTTGCTGGGCCGATCGCTGCACGTTTGCTGTGGCAAGAGCCAGCTTGGCGATGTGCGGCTGGACATGAATGAGGAATCAGCGGACATCCGCTGCGATGCCGCCGACATGCGCGGGCATGTTGCAGACGGCGAGTTCGATACGGTCTTGTGCGATCCACCGTACAACGGGCAATTCCAGTGGAATCACGATTTGCTGGCTGAGTTGGCCCGCGTAGCGTCTAGTCGCATTGTGTTCCAGCACTGGTTTATCCCCGCCAACCCGAGCGGGACATACAAGAAGGCGCAGGACAAGTTCGCGCTATCGCAATCCTATGTGTGGCAACCCAAAACCTACTTTGGCCGCGCCCAAATCATCAGCGTATTTGACAGGATAACTAATGCCTAAAGCCGTCTCCGATACCGAACTGTTAGCCGCAATCTCTGCGGCAGAGCAGACGGCTCTTGGGACTGTTGACGGCAACATAGCCTCTGATCGCGCAGACGCCATCAAGCGCTACCTGGGCGATCCGTACGGGGATGAGCAGCCGGGACGTAGTTCCGTAGTCTCGCGGGACGTATCAGACGTAGTAGAGGGCGTGCTGGCGAACGTGCTCAAGCCCTTTGTCGGCGGGGATGAGGTTGTCCAGTTCAACCCCCACGGCCCGGAGGATGTGGAGCAGGCGCAGCAAGAGACGGACTACATCAACTACATCGCGCTAGACCGCAACAACGGCTTCCTGTGCCTGACCGCTGCGATCAAGGATGCCTTGCTCCTGCGCAACGGGTATGTAAAGGCAGCTTGGACTACGCGCAAGGATGTAATCAGCGAGACGTACCAGGGCATGAGCGACGAGGAAGTAGCGTTGCTGATGCAGGACAAGGACGTAGAGGTAGTCCAGCACTCGGAGTATCCCGACCCGAGCGCGCAGTTGGAGGGGGCGGGGCTGGATATGTACCACCAAGCCCCGCAAGGCGATCCAGCTACCCAAGGTAGCCCGGTTGCACAAGCGGGTGGAATGCCCGCGCCCATGCTCCACGACATCAAAGTCCGCCGCGTCAAGCCTACCGAGTATTGCGAGATATACCCGGTTCCGCCTGACGAGCTGATGGTGTCGGAACGTGTCCGCGGTCCCTCTCTGCAAGACGCAGACTTTGTGCAGCATCGCACACACGTAACCCTGTCCGAGCTGCGGCAGATGGGCTACGACGTGGATGATGACATTGGCGACGATGAGAACGGCACGAACACAGAGGAGTTTGCCCGCGAGCGATTCGGGGCGGCTACTAACAAGTTCGATGACCCGACGAGCGATGCCAGTCGCCGCCTCGTGCTGTTCAAGGAGTCCTACCTGCGGGTGGACTGCGACGGGGATGGCGTAGCGGAACTGCGCAAGGTCTGCCAAGTGGGCGAGAACCTGCTGGCGAACGATGAGTGCGACATCATCCCGATAGCCTGCGGTGTGGCAATCCAGATGCAGCACCAGCACATCGGGCTGAGCGTGTACGACTTGGTTGCCGACCTAGCGCGGATCAAGACGGCGCTGCTGCGGCAGTTCATCGACAACAAGAACCTAGCCAACAACGCTCGCCATGTAGTGGACGTTACCCGCGTCAACATGGATGACCTGTTGACCAGCCGTCAGGGCGGAATCATCCGCGTGAACGGCGGCGATCCGACTACGGCGGTGCTGCCCCTGCTGACGCCTGACACTGGCCCAAGTGCCTTGCAGGGCTTGGAATACCTCGACACCATCCGCGAGCAGCGCAGCGGCTACACGCGCAATACGGGTGGGCTGGAGTCGGACGCGCTGACCAACCAGACCGCGACCGGCATGGAGATGCAGTTGAGCCAATCCCAGCTTCGGCTGGAGATGATGGCGCGCACCCTTGCCGAAACACTGCTACGCGACCTGTTCCGCATCATCCACGCCATCACGCTCAAGCACAGCACCAAGAGCGAGAAGGTGAAGCTCAGCAACAAGTGGGTCGAGGTCAATCCCCGCGAGTGGGTTGCGCGTACAGACCTGAGTATCAGCGTCGGGCTTGGCGCATCTAGCCAGCAGATGATGGTGCAGCACCTGATGATGCTGAACCAGATGCAGATGACGGTTGCCATGCCCATGGGGCTGGTCAACCCGCTGAACGTCTACAACTCGCTCAAGAAGCTGACCAACTCTATCGGCTTCAAGGACCACGAGTCCTACTTCACGCCCCCGCAGATGGTGCCGAAGAAGGGGCCGGACGGACAGCCGGTGATGGGCGCTGACGGTAAGCCCGAGATGGAGCCCGCCCCGCCGCCGCAGAAGCCAGACCCTGCGGTACAGGTAGCGCAGACCAACGCCCAAGCGACGATGCAGAAGGCGCAGATGGACCAGCAGAGCAAGCAGCAGGAGTTGCAAGCCAAGGCTCAGCTAGATGGGCAGAAGATCAGCCGCGAGGCCGAGCTAAAGCAGGCAGAGATGCAGCAGAGCCTGCTCCTGCAACAGTCGAACGACCAGCGGCAGAACGCACTGGACCAGCAGAAGTTCGCGCACGAAGCACAACAGGCCGAGCGCGATCACCAGTTCAAGCTAATCCAGATGCAGGAAGAATACAAGTTCAAGTATTGGGAGGCGCAGCAGAAGCTGGAGCAGCAGGCCCAAGCGGCACAGTTAGCCCAGCAGACGGCGATAGAGGTAGCCAAGCACCGCCCCAAGGGTAAGAGTGGGTCTGCTGACTGACGTTTTGTCGCGTGTAGACGCGATGAAACGGCGGGGTAAGGGGCTACTTACCGATCCAGTTGCAACCTTAGAGCAGTGGATGGCTCCAGACCCTACGGACCCTAACCTGGGCGCGGTCGGGTCTGTGATGCCCGGAGTGAGCCAGCAGGCTATCAGCGGCTTGCTCCAGAAGAATGCGGGCATGGCTACGGACGTGGCGATGAATAGCCCTATGGGGCTGCTGGGCAAGATCGTGTACCACGGCAGCCCGCACTCGTTCGACCGATTCGACATGAGCAAGATCGGGACGGGTGAGGGCGCGCAGGCATACGGGCATGGGCTGTATTTTGCGGAGAATCGCAACGTAGCCCAGCAGTACCAGAACATGATTACTGCGAATGGGCGGGCGCTAAAGCCGGGGCCGTTCGATGCTGAGTTTGGTGCGATTGACGCCCTCAACAAGGCTAAGGGCGACTATGGGGCGGCTCGCAAGTTCCTGCTAGACCGGCAGTCGAGCGGCGGCGGTGACTTAGCGCCTGAGTTGAAGTCACTGGAGGACATGCAGCGCAAGGGCGTCAAGCCTGACTTGGGCAATCTCTACAAAGTAGACATCCCCGACGAAGCCATAGACAAGATGCTGCATTGGGATAAGCCGCTCAGTGAGCAGCCGCAGGCGGTGCGGGATGCACTAACCGCTGCGGGGCTTAAGAATGCTGACTCTAAGGTTATGAAAGGCAGCGGAGCCTACGGGATGCTGTCGTCCAAGCTGCGCCCAGCCGGTACGGACAACACGTCACGCGATTCGGTCGCGGCTGCACAACGGCTGCGAGAGTTGGGCATACCCGGTATCAAGTATCTGGATCAAGGCAGTAGGGCCGCGCAGGACGGAACGCATAACTACGTCTTGTTCGATGATGCTTTGGCGAACATTATCGGGCGCGAATGATGTGCTGGCACAGATGGACTTCCTATTTCCGCGTGGACATTGACCATCCTTGTCTGCGTGGCCCGGTGTGGGTTAGCCAATGCAGGAAATGTCTAAGGATTAGAGGGTGAGTCCTGAGCTAGAGATTACGCGCGGTAACAACGCGCAACGTGTGCTAAACGAGCCTATCTACCGCGAGGCTTACGACACGATAGAGAAGCGGCTGGTAGACATGATGGCCAGTGCCGAGTTGTCGGACGAGAAGGGCACGCACCTGCGCCATCTTCTTACGGCTCATCGCACGATTGCCCGCTACATGGAGCAGGTAATGCTCGGTGGAAGGCTTGCTGCGGAACAGTTGGAGCGGGATAGGACGCTGGCTGAGCGTATGCGCGATGCTAGCCGGGTGCTACGGAGAGCCTAATGGCAGCTAACGCAAACATCCAGATTACCGGCACGATCCTCGGGACACCGGCAGGCGGTCGGACTGTGGGGCCGCTGACCATCTCCTCTGCCGCTGCGAACGGTCAGGTACAGCAGATCGTGCTGCAATCGGGCGCGAACACGATTACCTGCCCGACCACACCAGCCCCGAGCGGCTGCATCATCGTCCTGCCGCCGACCAATACTGCCGTTACCACGCTCAAGGGCATCAGCGGCGATACAGGGATCGCGATAGGCAAGACGAGCCAGTTGGTGCTGAATTGGGATAGCACCGCTGTGCCGACTAGCTTCGTGCTGAACTCAGCCAGTACGCAAACGGGGCTGGTTACGGAGATCATATTCTTTTGATCCGGCGTCTGCCGTATCCCGCATGGCTGCTGTTCATCCTGCGGCCACTGAACAACCGATACACATGGCGACTCAGGCTGCGCATCCTCGTAGCCATGAATCCGCCGCACTTCAAGCAGAAATTCCCGGCTTAGACCGGGCCAAACAAGGAACGTCGTGAGACGTACCGCATCTCTTAGAGGTAAGCAATGCCCGAGACGACCCAGGCGGAAACGCCAGTCGCAACCCCTGACTTAGAGGCTGCACTAGAGTCTAGCTTTAACGATGTACCGGCCCCCAAACGGCCAGAGCCTAAGCAGGCAGCAGCACCCCAGGAATCGCCCGCCGATCCAGGCGACGAGGTAAGCGACGGTGAGCTTCTAGAGCTACCGGACGATGGGCCTGTCGCGCAATCCGCCAGCGATGATGAGTTCGAGATAGTTCACGACGGGGCACAGGTAAAGCTGTCCCGCGAGAAAACGATAGAACTCGCACGGCAAGGGTTTGACTACACGCAAAAGACCCAGAAGCTGGCTGAGGCTAACAAAGCCGTAGCCGAGCAGTGGAAGCGTGTGCAGCAAGTCGAGCAGATGCAGACCGCATTGGCTCCAGAGCTTGCGCAAGTCAAGGCCGTAGAGGCACAGCTACGCCAGTACCAGAACGTCGATTGGGTACAACTCGCAACGGATAACCCGTTGGAGTATCCCAAGTACCGCGCGCAGTACGACCAGCTCGTAAACGCCTACCAATCCACGGTGGGCCAATACCAGCAGAAGGCTCAGGTCGTCCAGCAGCAGAAGGCGCAAGTAACTGCACAGATAGTGCAGCAGCAGCGCGAGAAGCTACTGGAGAAGCTGCCGACGTGGCGCGACCAGACCAAGTATCAGCAAGGAGCGCAAGAGGTACGCGATTACCTGCTGAAGGAGGGCTTGGACGCAGCTACTGTTGACGGTCTTACGGACGCCGTGTCCGTGACCGTTGCGTGGAAGGCGGCTCAGTACGACAAGCTAGTGGCCCAACGGGCTGACAGGTCCAAACAACTCCGTGACGCTCCGGCGGTAGTCAAGCCCGGTGCGCGTCAGCAGGCGGTAGACGGTAAGCAGGAGTTCGGCAAGTTCCGCCAGAGCTTCAAGGCTCAAGGAACCAAGGGCAATACTCGGGCGCAGGAGGGCTTGTTACTCGAAAGGCTCAACCGCGCATTCAAAAAGTAGCGGACTGAGGTTCGCGCTAACGCCGTGATGGCGTAAGGGATTAATCATGACTGTTGTCGCCGGTACGACCGAGACTTATGACTCGGCAGTATTAAAGGAGTCGCTTGACTCCGTGATTTGGGACTTGTTCCCGATGGACACGTATTTCTCGTCCAACGTTGACAAGGAAAACGTCACCAACACGCAACACCAGTGGGTCTACGACTCGCTCGCAGCGGCTGCTAACAACAAGCAGATCGAAGCGGACGATGTGACCTACGTCACGCTCGTTACGGCTGTCCGCGTCTCGAACTACACGCAGATTGCCCGCAAGCCGATCATTCTGTCGGACACGTACACGGAAGGCGTGGACGTTGTTGGTCAGAATCCGATGGGTCGCGCCGTCATGAAGTCGATGAAGGAATACAAGCGCGACGTTGAGTTCGACCTGCTGGGCCGCCAAGGCTCTAGCGCGGGTGCCGGTGGTACGGCGCGTGCGTCGGGCGGTGTTCAAGCTTGGATCTTCGGTACGGGTGCGGATGCTCCTGGCAACACGGTCTACCCCTCGGCTGCGGGTACGGGCGGCAACACGACGGGCACCACGCCGTCCTACGCCTCGGCTGCGGTTGCGGGTCAGACGGACGGCACTACTTCGGCTTCGACGGTTACGCTGGTGGACATCACTGCCGCTGCGGAACTGGCGTGGACGGACGGTGGCGAGCCTGACACCATCATCTGCTCCTCGGCGCAGAAGAAGTACATCGACCTGCTGTCATCGCAAGCGACTCGTACCGCCGACATTGGCGCGGCCGACAAGCTGTCGATCCAAGGGTCGGCCAACCTCATCGTGACCAGCTTCGGTACGTTCAAGGTCGTGATGAGCCGCTACGTTCACCGCAACACCACGCTCATCATGCAGATGGATAAGTGGGCAATTGGTCAACTCCGTGCCCCGAAGGTCAAGGACATGGCTAAGACTGGTGACGCCACTAAGAAGCTGATTGTTGGGGAATACACGCTCATCGCGCGTAACCCGAACAGTTCGGCCAAGATTCAAGGCATGAAGGAGTAGTAGTAACTAACTAGGAGCCGGGGGTGAAAGCCCTCGGCTTTTTACATGGCACTCACTACGAATCTCGGCAAGGTAGCAACTGCGACCACGGCGGCTAGTGGCGCGACGAACAAGGTAACGGCTCTGGCGACGGGGATTGTCGATGCCCTCGCGCGGGAGTTGGGCAAGACGGGCGCGATGACGCCCAACATGCAGAACAAGCTGGCGGATGCGCGGGCGAACATCGTCGCCAACATCGCCACGTTGCAAACGGCTGTGGGTCTGTAATGGCCCGAGAGTTCTTCGACTTCGACCCGCTTACCGGGTTGCAGGAATACATCGAGGAAGTGGACGGCAAAGTCCATCTGACCTACGAGCAGGACGTGCAGGCGGTCCTAGACCATACCCGCGCGCTGGCTAACGAAGGACTGCCGGACAAGAACTTCCGCAAAGAGGGCTGGCTGTACGCGGTCATCCCTGCGGTCGTCGAGATGCAGCTACGCGCCAAAGGTATCAACCTCATGGACCCCAACCATATCGGTCGGGTGGTCCGCGAGATCAACGAGAACTATCCCGCCCTCAAGACTACCCATAGGCACCACGCTATTAAATGACCGATAGCAAGTCGCTGGTCAAGCAAGCAGGGGAGTTGGCGGATAACGGACAGCCGGACGCGGCGATGGAGATATGCAACCGCGTGTTGCTGGACGAGCCTGACAACGTAAGCGCCATTTACGTCGCCGCCTGCGTGATGCTGGACGCGGCTAGGCACACTCAGGCTATCCAGATGGCCAAGCGGTGCGCAGAACTCAAGCCACGCGATCCTAGAGGCTGGGGGCTGCTCTCCCTGTGCTACGGGGAGCTGAGCCGGTACGACGAGTCCATCCAGTACGCAGAGAAGGCGCTGGCCCTGCGCAGGGATTGCAAGACGCTCGCGGACATTGCCTACGCGCACACGAATGCCGGGAACTGGGAGCAGGCTGACCGGCTGAGTCTGGACGCGATCAAGCTGGCTACTGGAGACGAATCAGCCCTCGGCAAGGATGCGATGCGGCAGGCTCTGGTAAGCCAAGCGTACATTCGGCTCGCGTACAAGGATTGGCAGGCAGGGTTTGAGGGCTTCCGCAGAACCATGCGCACCAAGTGGCGCAAGGAACGCGAGTACACAGGCCCGGACGGACAGGTTACGAAGGAATGGACCGGAGAAGCAGACGCTACGCTCATCGTGACCGGGGAACAAGGGCTGGGCGACGAGATCATGGCCGCAAGCATGGTGCCGGATGCCTGCGATGCGGTTAAGACGTTCGTGCTGGACTGCGACGCTAGGCTGGCTCCGCTGTTCAAACGGTCTTTCCCCAAGGCCATCATCGCTCCTAATCGGCGAGATGATGCGGTGCGTATTCCGGTCATGCCGACGCACCATAAGACGCTGTTCGGGCTGGGCGAAGTCCTGCGCAAAGCAGACTGGGACTTTCCGCGAGAAGCGTATCTAAAGCCGCGCGAAGATTACATCGCAATGTTCAAGGCGCTGCTGGATGCCCCGACCATCGGCATTGCCTATTCCGGTGGGTTGCCGCGTACAGGGATGGAGCAGCGCAAGGCGGGGCTAAACGCCATGCTGCCGCTCATCCGCAGCCATCCAGAGTGTAAGTTTGTGAGTCTGGAATACAAGGATGACGCAGAGGAAGTCGCGGCGTTCCACAAGAACTGGGGCCACAAGATACTCCGGTTTCCTTGGGTTACGCAGTCTCCCGATATGGATCTTCTTGCGGGTCTGCTCGCGGCTTGCGACAGCGTTGTCGGCGTACATACGTCAGCACTCCACGTGGCGGCTGCGTGTGGCGTCCCGACGACGTTTATCTGCCATCGTGGGAGCGGCTGGCGCTATGCGCCGGATGAATTGCTCTGGTATCCGCCGAGTACGAAACTTCACCGCAAGCGACCGGGCGAGTCCTGGCGCGAAGCTGTAGGCAGGTTGTGAGGGTCGGCTACTGCGTGCCAGTGTTGCCGCAGCTAGCCAGTTTCCGACTCCGCGTAGCCATCCCCGCGGCGCATCTCGGTTGTCCCTACCGCATAGGCGCTCCGGGCGACGTGTCCTTCTTCTTCAAGGACGGCGATCCCGATACAGCAGCCGCACTGCAAAACGTGGTGTACGACGTGGTTAACGACCACTTCGACACCAAGCCCAGCTACCGCGAGATGTGCGACTTGGCGGCGACGGTTACGTGTGCCTCGGTGGCGATGCAGGAAACGATCTACGCCAAGACAAGGCGCTCTGCGGCGGTGATAGATGATCCTTACGAGAACACGGAACAAAAGGCTGCGGTCACTGGCGACGATGTTCTGTGGTTCGGCCACTCCGCGAACCTCTCTAGCCTCTTTGTCCATGACATCCCCTACCGGCTACTGGTTTGCACTAACCGCCCCGGTTCGGTCTGGTGGACGCCCGAGAGCGAGCGGGAAAGCCTTAGAGACTGCGGCGCAGTAATCCTTACCAGCAACAACCCCGGAGCCTCATCTAACCGCGTGGTGAAGGCTATACGCGCGGGCAGGTTCGTAGTGGCTCCGCATGGAGTGGAGTCTTGGGAACAGTTCGAGCCGTATATGTGGCTGGGCGATCCCAAGGAAGGGCTTGAATGGGCCTTTAACAACCGAGAGGAAGCGTGCAAGCGAATAGCAGCGGGGCAGGAGTATGTACGGACGAAATTCTCGCCGCAGTCAATCGGGTCGCAATGGGCGGTCCTATTCGCCTCGACATTGGGTCAGGCGATAAGCAGGAAGCAGGCTGGGTCCGCGTAGATTTTGAGCTGGAAAGACCTGTACTGCGGATAGGCGAGCAGGCTAGGGCTGGCGGTGCTGACACGATGCATACCAACCCCGACATCGCCTGCGACATCCGGCAGATCCCGCTACCGGAGGACTTCGCGGACGAAGCTAGAGCGATTCACGTAATCGAACACTTCTACCCTTGGGAGACAGTACCGCTGCTGCACGAATGGCTGCGGGTGCTGAAACCTGGTGCTCAGTTGTCCGTAGAGTGTCCGTGCTTCGAGAAGATCATTGCGTTAGCACAAGTACCGCAGATTCCCCCTAACTACACGCACTGGGGGCTGTTTGGCGACCCGCGCTACAGCGATCCGCTGATGATGCACAAATGGTGCTTCACGCAGAAGCAGCTGCTAAGAGCAATGCAACAGGCTGGGTTTGAAGATGTGAAGCCAGAGCCACCCAAGTTCCACGTTCCCATCCGCGATATGCGCGTGGTTGGAACCAAACCCGTAGAACACAGGATCATTACCAATGGGACTCCTTGACTTTTTCAGCAAGAAACCGGCTCCGGTACAAGCCCCGCAACCGGGCGGGTTGCTGGGTCAGGTTCCCACTGGCCAGCAGCAGATGAGCTACCGCGACTACGCGGAGCAGGAAATGATGAAGGGGCGGCAACCCATGCCCCTAGCCGACTGGCAGAAGGCCCAGCAGGCTCCTAAGAAGTAATTGCGTCCGTTCCCCATCTTCATCGGGCATGACCCGAGGGAGGCGGTTGCGTTTCACGTTTGCTGCGAGTCCATCCTAAAACATGCGTCCATCCCGGTTGCCTTTATCCCCCTCTCAGGGGAGCAGAGAGACGGTAGCAACAGCTTCATCTACGAGCGATTCATGGTGCCGTGGCTGTGCCGATTCCAAGGACAAGCCCTGTTCCTGGATGGCGACATGCTGGTTAGAGGCGATGTTGCGGAACTCATCGGACTGGCCGCTCCGCGTTCCGGCGTCACAGTAGTCAAGCACGACTACAGCACAAAGTTTCCCGTTAAGTACCTCGGGAATAAGAACGAAGATTATCCGCGCAAGAACTGGTCAAGTGTAGTCCTGTGGGACTGCGCATTCTGGCCTAACCGCGTGCTGACGCCTGAGTTCGTGGCGAAGCAACCCGGCTCCTATCTGCACCGCTTTGCGTGGCTCAAGGATTACCAAGTCGGTGAGCTGCCTGCGGAGTGGAATCACCTGACGATGGAGTACGCGCCGAATCCGGACGCGAAGCTCTACCACTACACGGTTGGCGCTCCATGCTTCCCCGGTTACGAGGAACAGGAGGGCGGCGACGAATGGTACGAAACGCTTACGAGAGTAACTAACCCGCTATGACTATCTCAAGCTACTCGGAATTGAAAGATGCGGTGGCCAACTGGACGGCCCGCGCCGATCTAGCGACAGCAGGGACCAACGTCGCCCGCGTAGACGAGATACTGGACAACGCAGAAGCGCTGATTAACGACAGCCTGCGGACGCTCGATCAAGAGACGAAGAACGCGGCGTTTTCCATTACCGCCGAATACGTCTCGGTGCCTGCGGACTTCCTGGAGGCCCGTACCTTCTATCTGAATACGTCAACCCGTTCCCGGCTCCAGTTCCTGGACCCGCAGAAGATGATGGAGATGTATACCTCATCGGGCCAGCCTAAGTTCTTCTGCGTCGTCGGCAATACCTTCCGCTTTGCCCCGATCCCTGATGCTACCTACCAAGCGACGCTGGTGTATAGCGCCAAGGTTCCGGCCCTGTCCAGCACGAACACGACCAACTGGCTGCTGACGCGCCGTCCTGACATCTACCTAGCCGCGTGCCGGTTCTACGCCTACGACTGGATCGGTGACTCGCAGAAGATGGGCGAGCAGCTACAGGCATTCCAAGCGCTCATCAGGACATTGCAGGACTCGACCGACCGTAGTCGCTGGGGTGGCGCTGCGCTGCAAGTGCGTCCGGGCTAATGGCAAGTCCGACGCAGTATTTCCCGGTCTACTTTGCGCCGGATAAAGACCCGTCATGGACGGTCAACCCCGGCGTGCTTATAGACCTGACCAACTTTGTACCCAGCAAGCGCAATACGCTCAAGACGTGGCAGGCCGACCACACAACAGCCGTGTACGGCAGTGCGCCGATAGATGATTTGACAGACGGCACGCTGCTAGCGGGCGCGATCTTCAAGTCATCCGCGAGTTCTGCGCGATTCATCCTAGGCACGACCAAGCAGATATTTGAGAAGGCGTCCGCGTCATCTGGCTATACCAGTCGCAAGACGCTCTCTGCTG